CCAGGCATTCTCAATGGCTTCTTGGTCTTCTTTGCTCATGTCTTCTGGAAATTCCCACTCAGCCCAGCAACCATCATCAAGGCTTACTAGTTCCCAATCATAATCACTGTTGCTTAGATTGTATTCTACCAAGTTATTCAAATCTAATTCAGGTTGTTGATCGCTTTCGCAGTAGAACTCACCCCAGCGATAACCTTCATATCGAATAACAGTTTGGCCATCTTTGTACCAATACTGTTTTTCAATAGCAGACTTCTTGTATAAAGTCTTGAGTGTCCAGGTTGCCATGTTTGTTCCTTAAACGTCTAAATCCATTGCGTTATATTCTTTGATTAACGCAATAAGTTCTTCTTCTGTGTTACATACAATCTTACAGTTCTTCCATTCGTTGTCAGCATCGCGGCCTCCAATATCAGCCATCCAACCGTTGTCATACCGATTGATAGTGATTGATTCATTTACTTTTGCTAGCTTACCTAGCCTATTTGCTGTTGTCATGATGTCTCCTTGTTTAACTAGTTCATCAAATTCTAACATAAGTTCCTCTAGGTCGTCAATGAGATCCTGTTCGGAAACTTTGGGTTCTTGTTTAGGTTTACGTTTTGCCATTTTAAAATTTATAAATTTCCATTGCGTATTGTGGATCAGAAAATACTGATTTTTTAACTCGAAATTCTAATCGTGTTTTGCCAATATATACTTTTGTTTCTGCAAACAGTGGATCTACCAAGGAATTTACTTTCATAGACTTCTTTGAAAAATCGCATGCCTCTTGTGTATATTGTACACTAATATTGTCTACTTTAAAAGCCGCAATTGAACAATCAAAGGTATTTCTGTCTCGGAAGATTGCCAAAAGATAGTATTCTTTTATTGATGATACTTTCTTGAGCCATCCAGCAACAAACAGGTTCCAAAGTTCTTGTTTATTTTTATTTTTAAAATGTTCTGCCGCTGGCTCAGCGTCGGATAAAGGTTGGAACATGCTGGCTTCTGTTGTAGTAGTTTTTCCTATTTGTATACTTTTAACATCACACCCTATGTCGGTACCAATGCTAACATCTACTATGCTCTTACCTGCACCACACCATACTCCACCTTCGATACTGTCTGCTACTGCATATTCCCACAACTCTTTGCCCATACTGGCAGGGCGTCCTTGTGCAATGTGTTTTCTTAAAGGCAAAATAATAGTATCAATTTCAGCCTGGAAATTAGAAATGAAATCTTTTCCTAACAAATTTTTTAAATCAGCAACAGGGAGTGGAACTAAGCAATAAAGTTGAGACATTAGGCCTCAGCATCTTTCTTCTTCCGTGTGCGTTTTGGCTTCTCTACTACAGTTTCTACACTAGCCAAGGCCTCACGCACATCACGAAGCAATGCGTCATCATCCCACTCCAATGTGGTCTTACCATCTGGATATGTTGTTACTGTAAGGTGACTGCCTTTGACAACCACTGCCTCGGTAACTACTGCTGTTTTTTTCTTTGTAGCCATTTTAATAGTCCTGTTGAATAATCATGTGCTTGCCTAGTTCAAATAGGCCAACTGCTGTAGGTAAGTCTCTTACCAAACTATGAATCTGTGGTTCCCCATCATCGCACATACTTACTGCTACAAATTCTACTATGTTGCCCTGTTCAATTTGTTTACGCATTTCGTCAAGCACTTCTAACAGTTCAGCTCGGTGGCGACGTTTTTCTTTTTCTACTGGGTCTATACTGATAACGTTCATATCTATTCCTAATTAGACAACTGCATGACCATGTACTCTTCGTCAGTTACATGGGCAACAGGTTTGATCCATCCTGCCTTTATGGCAGTAACAATGATACTTTTATATTCTGCTGGACAGTTATTGCTGATTTCAAAGCTGGCTCGACTGGTCACTACCAGGCCGTTGCTGATTGTAAAATGCGGTTCGCCTGGGCGAATAGATTTAACATTGGATCGAGCAACGGTGTAAGTCATTCGTGGCCTTTATAGATCAGTTGATTCACCACGTTAAGATCAAACTGTAGGCTTGTGATACGATTTTTAAGTGCTTGATATTCGGCACTGGCCGTATCACCGTTGTGTGTGACAATGTCCAGATACATTGCGGCTGCCGCTTCGTGCGCCTTTTTCAAATCTTGCTCTAATAATACTCGTCTATCTTTTAACATAGTTTTTCTCCGCAATGTGGACACATTTTGATATTAGCATTACGCATTTCTTTCAGTGTCCGGTTTAGTTTCTTGGCATCAGACAGTTGACTTTTAATCAGCTTACGATTTCGCTCACCCTTGGCCTTGCTCAATTCTTCTTTAAGGTGTAGCTTCATCTTGTTAAGCCTACCTTCAAAGATTTCAATAAAGCCAGTTATGCCCGGGCTTTTGTCTGCTGGTGTGCCATTCATTCTACTACTCCGAAATGTTTCTTTGCACCAGCAATCGTAAACAACTTGCTGGATGTAATTCCAGCAAATAGTGCCTGCTCATCAGCCGACAAAATTGGAACAGCACGGTCTTCAACTCCGAAATGTGTTAATATATTACCACCAATCCATTCGCACTTGTTTTCATCTGCGATATCAGCAACCTTGGCACATTCCTGCACAATCAACTCGGCGAACTCTTTCATGATCTTTTCCACTTCGGCATGATCAAGATTATGCCAAGTATAGGGTACTGCTTTGTCCAGAGCATTTCCGTAAAGTTCTTTGATTCGTTTGTTCATTCTTCAACTCCGAAATCTTGTTTAATCTGCTCACCGATCATGCGACCAGTCCAAGCAGGATGATCCTCACAAGTCTGTAACATTTCTTTTACAATCAACTCTGCAAAACTTTCCAAACTAACATTATGCTCATATGTCAATCGTTTTGATTGGTTAATAAGTTCTTGAATTCGTAGATTCATTCCACTACTCCAAAATGTTCTTTAATTTCGTCCCTAACTTCTTTTAACGCACTATAAGTCCATTCACACGCCATTTCACCTGCGGCACTATTGCCAACAGGAATACGATGTGTTTCAATCTTGTCAATACATTCCCGAATAATCAAATCAGCAAATCGTTTTTCAAACTCGTAATCTGATGCATAGCGTGTGATGCCATCAACAGTGATTAACCTAGCTTCAAATGCAAATTCTTTAATACGTTCGTTCATTCTTCTTCAAACTCTTGGGTTACCTGATGTACCATATCGCACATACAACTATAGCATGTTGGGCAAAACGATACAGGAATCATTCCAAAGTAGCCAAGTATGCCACCTTCGTCATCAGTAAATTCACAATTACAAACACTACATTTGTTGGCGTCGTTCATTTTAATACACTTCTTTTACAATGTCAAATTTATCAGCGGGCCATTGAGTCTTGAACTCTTCGCTCTTGACATATTCATTGTAGCTCTTGGCTTCAAAAAATAACTTCTTAAAGACACTGACATGAGAGCCTTTTGGAAGTATTGTAAGATATATTGATTTAGCTTTGCCGCCCATGACTTTTCCTTGTTGTTTAATTTAGTTATAATTTTTCGCCTGCTTCGAATCCACGAAAACGTAAGAATCGGGGGAATCGTAAACTGTATGAGCCATCTTGATTTTGTGTGATGGCGTCTGCACGTACTTCTACGATACTGCCATTAAGAGCAGTCCTGCCGCTCCAATACTCAATACGATGCTCATCGCTAAAGCCACTGCCCACGTTGACCCTAATCGTTTTACCATCGTCAATGCCTTCACATACAAGAGCACCGAGGCGTCCAACATTTTTTCCTGTACCTTCTTCAACATCAATTACTCCTAAACTAACTTCAATAAATGGTTTTAATTTGAGCCATGCTACACTGCGTTTACATTCGTAGCCAGCATCGGGTTCTTTGATCATAATGCCTTCATAACCACCATCAATGGCCTGTGCATTAATCTCTTTAAAACGTAACTTGCCTTCTGGTGTATCCAAGTCAACAAGTTCCTGTGCCAAGGCTCTAACATGAGTCAAGGTAGCTTGGTGATGCTCAACAAACTGCATGATATGCGCGGTACGGAATGTTTGTTTGGCATTCCATTTGCCTGCTTTAAAATGCACAAGTGGAACGCAATCAAACAGATTCAATACTGCGTCATCTGCGGCCACTGCACTCTTACGATGCACCTGCTTCATCAAGTCTTGAAAACTACTTGACATTATCTCGCCGTCGAACACCCAGGGCTCCAGCAAGCCAGTCGCCACCTGTTCGAACTGCTTTTTGATGTGGCCAAAGTTCACCAGTTCCTTGCCATTGCGGCTGTACTGGTTTACCTGTCCATCCGGGTACACGACTGTTAGAATTCGAACCCCATCCAGTTTGACTTCGATTAGTTTTTTGCCACATACTTTGCTTTCATGGTTGGCACTGTCATGTGCAAGCTGACATTCAAATACAGGAATCAAATACTCAGGTTTGAGCTTCTTGACCGGTTTAAGTTTGTTGATTACCTTGTTTACGGTAACTTCACTGATGCCACATCGCAGATCCTTTGCAAGGATACGCATGTACCAGTCGTTCCATTCGCTTTGTTTTGCAACAGACAAGCATAGTTCAATTGCAGTTTTGGCGGCATCACCTGTAAGCTCTCGTCTAGCAAGATTATCTGCTAAAGCACGGAAGGCAGTCCAGGTTAGGCCTTGACCATCTGGACCACTGTGCTTGGGGATTTTCTTAACACCAAATGTGATCATTGGGTCAAGTGCAAGACGCACACCAGCAAAGAACACATCGTTCCCTGCAAGAGCTTCAGCTTCTATAATTGCTTCCTTCTCCAAGCGACTAGGATGTGTTTCTAGTGCATGAATAACAAAAGTTGTTTGAGCTGACATGTGCATCCTTTAAAAATTTGTTGGGGGCTTTAGGCCTGCCCCCGATAGGCCCAAAGTCTATTAAGCGGCTTTGGAAACAGGGCCAGTCTTAATAAGATCAGCCACTTTGCGCTTTGTGCGCTTGGCCAGCTCTTCGGCGATAGCAACGCCAGCATGACCAGCGATGTTCTTGGCATGCAAGAACTCCAGTGCTTCAACTTTGGAAGCAGGCTTGGCCAACTCATAAAGTTGGATGTCGGTATGACCGGTCTTAACCAAGGTCTTGATACGTGTCATATCAGTTGCGAAACGGGCCTTTGTTTTGCCATCTTTAGTAGAATAGCCAGCCACGGTAAAAAGTTTATCAGACATAATATCTCCTGTGAGTGTGTCTTAGTTTAGCAAGAAAACCGCTTGCTGTCGGGCATGAACTTCTTGTCCATGTTCTTATTATACCACAAAGTGTTCGAAAAGTCAACCACTTTCTGGCAAAATCTAAAATTATTTTTCATCTTGGTCCAATAGGTCCAGGTCCTGTTTGGTTCCATTCTTAGCAGGATCAAATGTCATAACAGCACTATAAAGGGTCTGGGCAATCTTGACATTGTTCTCTGGACTAAAGTGGTTTCTAAATGTAACTGGATGAATACCATGTACGGATCCAGATTCCTGTACCTGTAATTCAAATAGTATTTCAGTTGAGGTAATACCGTGCTTAAAAGCAAAACTTTCTGTTTGTTTACTAAACTTAATGTCTGGGAAACAATGCAAGTGAATAACAATTGGAACTGATAATACAAGACTGTCTAATTCATTATACCATTGGTCTCTTGCCCAGTTATGAAACTCAGTAGATATTAAATGAGTATAATACATTGCGGCGGCATCAAACTCTAATTTAGAATACCAATATGAATTTTTAGTATCATATTTTTGACCTAATACTGTGCCGGAATTGAGTCCAATATCCTTGTCGCTGGGTAAACGAAGTGGGTCAGTATGACAAATGATTAGAATTTTTGGTGGCTGATTTTGTAATGCATCGACAATGCATTTTCTAGCAGTCCACCAAGACGTTCCGCCGATGCCTACACCATTTGGTGTCTCTTTGCTTCCTGTCAGCATTGTTAACAATGCCATGGGCCAGTCAGTTGGGTGTGACCTATCCTTTACAAAGCTATCACCTACAATTAATATGTCATTATGGTTATACATTTATATGTTTGCATGATCCACGAAATGAAAAGCCAGGGCAGGTGCATGTACGTGCTTCCGGATCAACTTGGTAACTATTGCCATTTGATCCTTTTACCTCAATGAGATGGCTCACTACCTTGGCATTGAAAGTCTTAGAATCAGTCTTTATAAACTTGCGACCACGTCGGTCAAATCCTTTAATTGGATTCTTAAAATAGAAAGGCTTCTGCTCTCCTATCTTAATGTAGGCCACCAAGTTGTTGCCATCCAATAGATAAGTGTGGGCAGGAAACTGGCCGCCGGTAACTTCCTTGTATGCGTCCATTATCGGCTCAGTTGTTCGATTTGTAAGATTTGTGCAAGGCTCTCAGCCAAGTTCTCTTCGGGCGTAATGATATGCAGTTTAGTCACATTGTGATCTTTGCGATGGTCATAAACCCGTACCTGTACAATGCGACCACCTGCCGCAGGGATTATACTAAAGTTGATAGCCTGTTCTTCACGCAAGTCATTCTCATCACGCTCAATGTGAGGTGGCGTCTCGTTGCTGTCATCGTACAACCACTCGCGAAGTTTTTGTTTGAAACTCATTTTAGTCTTTCTACGTTTTTGATTTGCTTCAGCCATTGAAGTCATTGGATACGGAATCCCTCGACCATTTGCCATATTCCGTTTGGTACTGAATCCACCGCTCATAATCAATCCTTACATCTACTGAATAGTATTCTAAATTATCACCAACTGCTCTAAGCCTATCTGCTTGCATTTGTGTTATTGCATACAAGGCAGGGAACTCAATGTTATAAGGCATTATGCTACTGTATAAGGCTTGTTCCAGGTGCCAATGTTCACATCCACATACCAACCTACATTAAAGTAATCACTTTGGATGTCACTCTTGTCCCAGTTACCGTCATTCATAACTGCAAGTACCTCAGTCAAGAATGCTCGAGCATCACCATCATAATGATTTTGAAAGTGATAAGGGTTTACTTGATCGTAACCAGTGGTGTTGGGTTTAAAGCCTCGTGCCACTTGGTAAAAGTCTGCACCACACACACGATTGCTGTTACCAATAAAATCAATAGCACCGCTTTTGATATTAAGACACAGGGTCATGTGACTGCGAACTGCAATACTGGCCTTGATGCCATACTTTTTGCAAACTGCCTTGATAGCAGGGCTTAACTTACTTTTGAGTTCTTGACTAACGTATGCCATTTTTATTCCTTAAGCAAATTCGTAAAACTTAACAGAGGGATCCAACTTTTGCAATTCTTTTGCCGCGGCTGTCAATTCCTTGTAACGGGCTTGAACCAGACTACGGGGCAACTCACCGTCGCATGACAAATTCTCAGGACTCAGATCTGAGTCAATCGAATCAGCAATCCGTTGACGGTCCGTAGCATTGTCCAGGGTAAGTTCTTTGGCACCAAAGATTGTACCATATGCGTTTTTACGAACCAAGTATGTTTTTAATGCTGACATCGTTAACTCCTTTTTGAACATGTTTGTATTATACAATTAAACTGCAACCTTGTCAACCGAAAAGTAGCGATATGGGAGGCCCAGATCGTAGCAAAGATATTCCCAATCACCATTGGCACTAGAAGCATCCATGATCCAACGAAGTGCCGTAGCACGGTCACCAGCACCCATACAGATGGTGTTGACTACATGCTTCTCGAACTTGTCGATTGCCTCAGCTTCGGAAGCCTTGCGAGCTGTCTCTTCGCGGTCAATGGCTTGACCCAAGATCACAAACTCATCTTGGAACTGCTCAAGAGTCCAAGTAGAAGTATCAATACCGCGGGGACGGAAGCCATAAGCATCCTTGTACATGTCCCAAAAAGTGCATTGGGCTTGCTCCAAATCGCTCATCTCTTCCCAGCTTTTAAAGTCTTCCATTTTGAACTCCTTTTTGCTTAACATGTATGTATTATAAGCGGTTTTTAGGTTTTGGTCAACCGTTTTTTGGGTTATTTTGAGCCTATTTTTGTTGTATTTTAGCAACACTTTTCTGCTTAAAAATTAAGCAGAATTTCACCTAATATCTGACGCCAGGACCGGCTACAAAGGACGGTATAATCGGAGTAGGGTCACAGACCTCGCCATGGCGCCAAATTTGGTACTGCTCATATTCCGTTAAAAAGCTGTTGTCAACTAATTCCCAGTCAGATATTATTTCTCCATATCGCTTGGGATTTGCTTGTATTGTTTTATTGTTTAATACAATTTTAGGTGCTAACTGGTACAAAATAAAATCCAACATTTTCCAGTCTTTTCGAAAATGTTTTTTATATGTTTCATCGTCAGGAATGTAAAAGTATTCATTATTACGCTTACCAAAACCATAGTCACCGTCAAGGTAGGTAACAAAAAACCATGTTACGACACGCAATTTCATTTTTAATCCTTGTTTAGTCTTGATACAAGTATTATAGCAGGTTGGAAATTTTTGGTCAACCAAAGGCAGATATTAACCCTACAAGTCCAATGGCTATTGACACTAAATTAACTGCCATTTGTGGTCGATTCCCTGCACGAATGGCCCAGGTTAAAAACGCTACGGTTCCTAGGGCAAAGACCACAATATTATAAGGATACATTGAAGGGCCAATGGCGTTCAATGAGTGCCCTGCAATAATTAAAACTGCACCTGCCCACTGTAGCACTTCATCAAAGTCAAACTTCATTGTGATAAGGTGTCTACGATTCGTTGCTCAATCATGTACATCTCATCCTGGGCCAGGTAGAAGTCTGTGGTTGGATCGTAGTAGGCACCTTCCCTGACATCGTAGTATAACACACGACCATTGAAGTTGAAAGGACCTTCTAGGCCCGCACGTGGACCATACTTTTCACGCATACGGTCTACGGAATTCAAAATCTTGTAACCCATATCAACTCCTTGTTTCTAAGTACCAATTATAACACAAGAACCAATTTGTGTCAAGAGATTGTGATAAATATCTAATATAAAAGGAATTTTATGGATGTAATTTTATGGAATGCTGGTCCTGGTCTCAACAAATATATGATACATAGGACTCTCGGTGCTTATAAAATTGCAAAAGCTACCAGAGATGCAGGATATACAGCTCAAGTAATCGATCACCTTTTACATCTTACTGAGGAAGAACTATACACATTAACAGTAAAATTTATTACACCAACAACCTGTGTATTAGGAATCTCTACAACATTTTTAACTGAAAAAGGATTAATTCCTGATTATGTCATTAATGTAATTAATCGCATAACCAAAGAATATCCCAAGATAAAATTAGTCTTTGGTGGGTATCAAGCATCGTCTCCCACAACTAAGGACAACATCGTAAAGAAGGATTATGCCTGTATTTTAGAATACGGTGAAGATACCTTTGTTGAACTTTTAAAATTTTACAAAGGACACGGAGAACAACCGTTATTCGAATTTGAAATTAAGTCCTGGGGACTTTTTAAAAATTACAAGTCTGCAAGAAATCTACAATTTAATATAGAAACAGATAATCATTTGTTTACTGACAGTGATTGTATTATGCCCGGAGAAACCTTACCAATAGAAATCAGCCGGGGCTGTATTTTTAAATGTAAGTTTTGTAACCACTTGATGTTGGGCAGAGGAAAATTAGATTATCTTAGAAGTATGGAATTAATCAAAACTGAGTTATTACATAACTACGCGAAATGGGGAATAACAAATTATTATGTTATCTGCGATACATTCAATGATACAGAATACAAGATGCGGGAATGGCATAAGATGGTTACATCTTTGCCTTTTAAAATTAACTATACTGCATACCTAAGAGCAGACTTATTAGATAGGTATGAAGATGTACCTTACATGCTGGCCGAGTCGGGTCTGCTGGCGGCATTTCACGGTATTGAAACTCTCGGAGAAAAAGGATCAACAGTTATAGGAAAAGCCTGGAGTGGCAAGAAAGCCAGAGACTATATTCCGCGATTATATCACGATATCTGGGGTAACAAGGTCTATCAAACTTTAAGTTTTATCGTAGGCTTGCCCGGGGATAATAAAGAGAGCATAAACAGTACATTGGATTGGTTTGAACAAAATGATCTACATCATATGGCGCTACACACTCTAGGAATGAATCAAAATGGTGATTCCAAAAATCTCAGTGAGTTTGAGAGAAACGCAACCAATTACGGTTATACATTTCCTTATCAGAAAAGACCCTGGGCATGGGTCAACGATCAGTGGAATTACTATGATGTAGAAGTTTTCTTAAAAGAGTTGGCACCAAGACAAGGAGCAATTACAGCTAGGTTTGGATCTTGGTATACCTTGATGTTGATGCAATACGGATTTGATAAAACGTTGTTTGAGAAAAAACTTAGCAAAATAAGTTTCAGCACAAGTCAATTGGTTGAAACAGGAAAAAATCACATACAGTCTTACATTAAAAAATTACTAGCACTATGATACCAGATACTGATCCAATAAGTGCTTTCATAATTTCTCCTTAAGCAAAGAACTCTGCGGCCTGAGCTTCAAACACACGATAAGCTTCCATGGTCTTTTGAGTTTGAGCCATGGGGTTTGTTTTAACGAACTTCAAGAAGTCCAATAAAGGCATACCCAAAAAGTCTGCATCTTTTTGTAATACTGAGATAGCGGTAGAGATTTTCATAATAATTCCTTATTTCGTTGTGTCCATGTATTCAAACAAAACCCACTTGGCACGATTGAGCAATTGACGTTGAGCTTCAATAGTGCGAAAGTCAGGTTGCTCATATGCCATCATCTCTTGTGCGTCACTCAGCATGCCTGCCACAATCATCATAGGACCTGACAGTTTAAAAGTAATTGAACTTTCAATGTTTTCACGCAAGGCGTCTTCAGTAACACCATACATGCCGATTTCACGTTCACGTTGCATATTGCGGCCAACTGCTTCTCTAATCGATGCTGTCATTTCAAGTTCCTTTTTGTTCAACATGTATGTATTATAAACGGTCTTGGTCCAGTGAGCAACCTATGACCCTTGAGTATTCAGGGTTATTGTTGTGTTTTAGCAACATCGTTATGAAACAATTCGTGTCTGACTATGGCGTTATGAAAATGGTGTGCTTCTTCCAAGGTGTTATAGCGACCAACCACATCGCTAGAACCATCGTCCAAGAACACGCAGGTTTCGTACTGTACACGATCTTCGACAGCAAACCTAGGAAGTTCAACTGTGGAAATCTCACGTGGACCCACACGATTTAGAGCTATTTTTTTACCTGGGAATATCATATCAAACTCCTGTATGCATGGGATTGCGTCTACGCAAGTGAGCCACCGCGGCTTCTTTGGTTTCAAAACGTCCACTGATGGGTGTCTGATGTGCGCCACGCACAATGTACCATCCACCCAATAAACCGTTATAAATCACTTTCATATCAATTGCTCCAAAATGCTTCGCTGTCAACACGGCAAGCCCAAGGTGTATCAGCATCAATTTCTACTGGCACACCTGTCATCAAATTACGAACTGTAATCTTAGGGGCACGGTAAGTGTCACGGCTCACAATGTTCAACTGGTCTTCAGTCCAACCTGCTTTGTTACACAAACGAGTTCTGGTAGCACGGGCGGCACCAAAAGTTTTGTATGCACGGGTTTTGTTAGGACCATCTGTAACGATTAAACCGGTACCTTTTGCAACAATTACATAACTCATCTTGAACTCCTTTTTGCTTAACATGTATTGATTATAAGCGGTCTTGAGCCTTTGGTCAACCATTTTCTGGGGTATTTTGAGCCTATTTTTGTTGTATTTTAGCAACAAGGGTTATTGTTGCATTTTTACAACTCTAACCAGCTGTTTTTGGCTTTATTATAGAAAATATGACGGCCAATTTGGGTAATTTTATGCTTGTGATCTACCCAATGTGGATCTTTAATGTAGTCAGCATGGTAAAACAATCCATTGCCTAAACTGGCAACCCTATATCCCTGTATTACGTCTCTGGCAATGAACATGCTTTCGATCCATTTTTCTTGATCAGGCTTGGGAAGCTTTTTCAGTCTGGTCCAAGAGAATTGGTCTTTGGAGTAAACAACATCACAAACGCTCTTGCCCCAGTAGCCAGTCTTTAATCGATTCATTGTGATATGGCCCACTGCATACTTGCCAACTTTATCCTCAACTCCTGCTTCGTAATAGATATTTTTTGTCATGCAATCAACATCTGCAGAAGTAAGAGCGATACCTTGATTGGTTTTAACAATGTGATTAAGGTCCTGCACCTGTGCTTGAATATCTTCAAGTTGGTCCTCAATCCTGATCATAAAAATTACTGCAATACCTACACATAGTCCAGCGAGCCACTTGTTCATGTTTACCTCGAGTAAATTGATAAGTGTGTAGTATAACACAGTTTTTAAAAAAGGTCAAAGAAAAAGGACCCTTAGATCCTTTTGTGTTGTTTAATTGTTACATCAAACTCTTTTGGTCATAACCTTGTCAGCCAAGCCATAAGCAACTGCTTCGTCAGAACTTAGGAAGGTGTCAAACTTCATAGTGGCAAACAATTCGTCATATGTTTTGCCTGCTGTATTATGACGCACATACAATTCTGTCAGGCGCCGGTTGATACGTTGTGCTTCTTCAAAGCTACGTTTGGCATCTTCAAATTGTAGATCTTGTACGTGAATAGATCCACTGGTGCCACGTGTGCCTGAGCTAACACGATGAATCATTGTGCGACTCTCTGGCAGAACAAAACGCTTGCCTGCGGCACCTGCTTGTGCCAAGAAGCTACCCATACTGGCCGCTTGCCCCATGACGTAGGTGCTGATGTCAGGTCTAATAAACTGCATGGTATCATAGATGGCCAAGCCTGCTGTAACGCTTCCGCCCGGACTGTTGATAAACAAGCTGATGTCTTTTTCAGGATTCTCTGCTTCAAGATAAAGCAACTGGGCAACAATCAAATTTGCCATTTGGTCAGTGACTTCACCTTCCAGCATGACAATACGTTCTTTGAGCAAGCGACTGTAGATGTCATATGCTCGCTCGCCTGTGCCGCTCTTTTCAACGACCATTGGTACTAAACTCATTCTGTTCCTTTTTGTTTAATGAAATGCCAAATAAAACACTTGTCTGCGTCAGACCAAGATACATCTTCTGCGTACAATGGAATGTCCCAGTGATTCAGTACAGCATTGGCCATTATGATCAAGCTGTGCGGGTATTCCTTGTAGGCGTCTAGACCTTGGTACCAAACATCGCAAAAGGTGTCATAGTATTTTGGATCAACATACGCTAGCAGTTGATCAATCTCGTGAAGTTCGTTTATTTGCATAGTTCTATTGTAACAGAACTAGATTTTAATTGCAACGAATTTCTTCCCGAATAGTTTGTCCGTGTTGATCTTGATAGATGTAGCGAGTGCATTGTGGTTGGACTACTGGCTGAGGTTGAATGTACACAGGAGGTTGTTCAACTATAACAGGAGCAGGTCTGTTCAAGATATAACCAATTGAGCCACCAATGATCAAGGGAGCCATCCAATTGTTGCCACCATAGTAGTGATGACGATGGTGATTGAAGTGATGGCGATGATGATTGTGTTGGGCCAAGGCTGCGGTTGCAGACAGCGTCAAGACTAAAATTGTAATAAACTTTTTCATAACAGTTTCCTTTAAACTCTAAAACTTTCACCGCAACCACAACGATCTCGCTCGTTGGGGTTTAAAAATTCAAACCCCTCTTGTAAACCTTTGCGGACATAGTCTACAGTTAAACCTTGCAAGTACACACAACTTTTAGGATCAACAAAAATTTGGCAACCTGACGCCTCAAAGTGTTCATCACCTGTTTGCGGTGCGTCAACGTATTCTAACACATAAGCAAGTCCAGAGCAACCTGTAGTTTTAACACCAAGTCTGATGCCAACACCTGAACCACGTCGGCTCAACATGCTTTGGATCTTCTTTGCGGCTGGTTCAGTAACTTGTAACATTAGTGTTTTTTCTTGTAATCTTCAACTGCGGCCTTGATAGCATCTTCAGCTAGGATACTACAGTGGATCTTAACTGGGGGTAGTGCTAGTTCTTCGGCAATGTCGGAGTTTTTGATTGCTCCGGCTTGGTCGATGTGCATTCCTTTGACCCATTCCGTAATGAGGCTCGAGCTTGCAATAGCCGATCCGCAGCCATACGTTTTAAATTTTGCATCTGTAATAATACCTGTATCATGATCAACCTTTATTTGTAATTTCATTACGTCGCCGCAAGCAGGTGCGCCAACCATACCAGTACCAATATCAGTATCAGTCTTGTCAAAAGATCCGACATTCCGGGGATTTTCATAGTGATCAACTACCTTATTGCTGTAAGCCATAACATGCTCTCCTTGTATTTACTGTACTTATCAAAGGAAACAGGAGCCTTAGCCCCTTGTTTCCCTGTACTTGGCCAGAGCCAGTTGACGTGCAAGCCATAATCTAAATTTTACATGGTCTGATAATTCAGAGTCTTCATCTACTAACTCACCAAACTTTGCACTTTGTCGATTACGACCAAAAGTGACCTCATCGTCTATTATAAGGTCACTTTCTTCTAAGTCAATTTTACTTTGCTGGAGTAGCGGCTGGCTTTGCGTCTGCTTTAGCTGGCTCTTTCTTAGCAGGCTCACTTTTTGCAGGCTTCTTTTCGTCCTTCTTAACTTCAGCCTTAGCTGGTGCAGGTGCGGCTGGTGCGGCAGGAGCAGTTACAGCTGGTGCAGGTGCGGCAACTTTAGCTTCTTCTTTTTTGGCAGCAGGTGCTTGGGCAAATGCTGTAGCGGCAAACATGGTTGCGACAAGTGCGGATACTAATTTCATAAAATTTCCTTTAAGTTTGTTATACACACATTATTGTCTGTATACATATATAACGCCACAGCTCAGCATTTCGTTGACAACATACGCAGAAATTTGAACATAAATATTGGTATGACTTCCAAAACTATATCACCGTGTCCCAACATTTACTTTGACGTTGGGCAAATACGCCAAGACATTGACTGGCTATTCAAAAGTTTAAATTTTGATTTATTTAAGGATAGCTTTAATTATGAAGGGGTTTTTAAACTAGGAGTAAACTTGACTCATCCACCCATGGAGGGGCAGGCCTTAGAAATAACCAAAGGTGAGTGGCCTGATGATCCTGTTACTTCAAAATATCTTGGACCATTGACACTGGGAGACAAAGAAGCAGCCAAGATTGGTTTAGACACATCTACTTTTAACATCACTGGAGCAGAAATAGCTGACAAATATGTTGGAACTGTGATTGAACAGGTCAAGCAACACCATGCAAATGCATTTCCCAATCTCAATCCAGTTACTCGTGTATACTTGGCCTACCTGAATACATTTTCTGGCTATAAACTGCACGTAGACCAACATACTCACTTCAAGTATCATTTACCTATTATAGAGAACAATTATTCTTATATGTTTTCTGAAAATGATTCAGGGCTAGAAATGACGCATCTTCCAGCTGATGGTAGATTATGGCGGCTTGATACTCGTAAGTTACACTCTGCTATTAATATGGCTCCGCAGGCTAACAATTATCGAATGCATATTATTTTTAGTGTGTACGATGATCCGTTTGACATTTATGAAGCAGAGCGCCATACTCAGCCTTAACAATCATGGCTAAGAAAATTGTAATGCATGATCAGGTGCTGGGTCAAATTGAACCTGTACCCATAACCATCGACTTAGGCAAGTTGCGACAGGCAATGCAAGCAATCAACAGTTTTGTTGGCTACAGTCCAAAAGAAGCAGTTGATAGTTTTAACAAGAAGACTAACATTTGCTTAACATACCCACCCAACATTCCACAAAGCATAATTGATAAGTGGGGGGATATCCGATCAAAGTTTGTTGGTTCAATATCCGACGGTGAGTTTTTAATTCGTCAGGAATACAATCTATCAACTGCTCAGTACACTGAAATGCACCCAATTGTACAAAATAGTTACATAAAAGAAATACTAGATCAGCTTCAAGCCTATACACAAACTAGGTTTGGTTCAGGCAAGATATGTTGGATACACTCTGGGACCTTGGCGCCAGGTGGCTCGTATAACCTACACAAAGATGAACATTGCATTGGACGATATCACATTGTGGAAACTACAACCCCATATTGTTATATGATGGTTGAACAAGAATACGAAATTAAAACTGTGCATTTACCTGCAGATTGCAGAGTTTGGTTTTTAGATACCAATGTAAATCATACTGCACTCAATCTCACACCTTCAACAAAAGTTGACAAAACTGAAAAGCTACGCACACACTTAATATTATCTATCTACCAGCAAGCCTGATAGTCTTAATAAAACTTCAGTTTCTGAATCTACTTCTGCCCAAATATCTATTGTGATACTGTAGGACAACATGGGCCCATTGGTCCAGTACATTTTGTCTGTGGTAATTCCAAATTGTTCAACAACTTGCCGACCATCTGGTCTTTGTGTCCAATCATACACAGCGGCTGCCGCATATATTGCTACATCATCTGGGTCACCTAAGGGTAATGTTTTTAATAATACTCTTTTCAAAATAAATATCCTATGCTAGAACGTGTACCCGAAACTGAAAGACAACGACGACTTGAAATTTGTACCAGGTGTGAATTTTATGTGCCTACGATTGTTTCATGTAGTCAGTGCTGGTGTTTTCTACCTGCTAAAGCTAGCCTGAAGTCTGCTAGATGTCCAAAAAGACGTTGGTCAATCATTGAAAATCATCTGCCTTTAGCACCAACTTTGCCATCGCAAGATCTTCCTTAGATTCAAATCCTATAGCAACACGATAAACATTATCGTACATTCTATGATCAAGCACATTCTCAGAGTAGATATTGGCAATAGGAATATCATGCTGTTCTAATACTTCTGCGGCTTCATGCATGGCCTTACGAAGTTCGGCCTGTAGGGCAATGTGATCACTACCAGTAGCATCGCTGAACATATGAAACTTTTTGTAGCAGAGCCAGTAGTCGGTCTTCTTTTTAAGCCACTTGCCCTGTGGTAAGGAATCTTTTGACATTGCTTACTGTAACATAAGTCAAAGGCATAGTCAAGAGTTTTTAACGTAATTCTTTAAATTAGTTTTATTTAGGAAGTCTTGGTTGAATTTGCCATCAATTCGTAAACTCACACCCATTCCTGCGCTAGGTTCACCACCGTGCCATTGATGGTTATCAAATGTAGCAATTCGTCCTTGCACATAATGTTTTTCTTTTGTGTCACTGTCGTAAACAAAGAACTTCTTGTTGTCAAAAAATCCAATCCAGATGAATTGGTCCTGTCTTGAATGGTCAGCATAATCACGATGTATTGGTGTACCATGTCCATCAGTATTAATGAAGAATTGTACCCGACCAATTTCTTCAAATACATTTTGTTTGGCAATCCAGTCCATCACAAACTCATAATGCTCACGTGCTGGAGCATCTTCTGTTTCGCTTGCTAAATGCTTTAAGTGAAACTTGCCTGAGTTACCGGCACCTGTGCGTAATCTTCTAATTGGCAAGGCGGTACAAAGAGTCTTGGCTGGATGTGACATTAATGTAAAAAACAACTGCTCGTCAAATCGCAACTTGGCCCACTCATCTTTTTCCCACTGAGGGGTTGAAGCTAGATTAAAATAATTTTCAACTAGGACTCTAGCATCACCAGCTTCTAGGAAGCCATCTTCAGGTAACCATGTTACTAGTCCCGGAGTTGATGGCCCAGATATTCCAATGCCAAATTGGTGGCGTGTCTTTACTACAGCAAATTTTATTCGTTGTGATAATTCTTCAAAATCAGTTAAATCAAAAAACTGATCAAGTTCTAAAACTGGTTTCTCTAGTACTGGTGCGTAAATCATAGTATGGTAGCCTGGTGGATTGGTAAAGGATAGTATTCCTCCCCATCGTAGTCTCTGGGCTGCCAATCCTTTTCTGTCAATCTATTTATTTTAGCTGTGAGCCCTCGTGACGCTAATTTCTGAACTTTGTAATTATGATACATTGTGTATGTTGTCAAGAACCAGGCCACATTCATTTTACCACCGTAGTGTTCCGTTATAACATCATGAGTTAATCCCAGCATGTCTGCCTGGTGATGTAGATACTTGTGGCGATCAGGTAAACTACCAATAATAATTGGAGCATAAGCTTCTAACTTTGCACTGATATAATTTACCAATGGTCCAACTTCTCTCCCATCCATGGTAGGATGCGTCCATCCCCATTGAGCATTTGTAGTATTTGGGTTCTTGAGTGTAATGCCAAACTTGTCAGGGGCCTTTGAAATTTCACTAGTCCATGTATAGTACTTGGGATTGTTAATTCCAAGTCCTTTAAAGTTTAATTCATCCCAAAGATCTGGTCTTTCAATCAACCAATTCAAGCTTTCTAATACAGTGGCTTCGGTATCTCCAGGAAGCCCTACAATCATTTCCAACAGGAACCAAGAAGCTGGGTACTTCTCTTTAATGGTGGCTAGTGCATCTTTTTGCTTGTCCATGTTGCCACCTTTGCCTACCTTGGCCCCTGCACTTTTATTGAACGTTTCAACACCAAAGCTAAAGTACTTCCAACCAGCAGGACCAATTAGGTCAATCATGTCTTTTCTACTTGCCAACAAGTCTAGGCGACCATACGCCCAAAAGTTAAATGGCTTTGGTACTGCTTTTTGCACACGTACCATCATTTCCATCTTTTCAACGGTGTCGTTAAATGTGTCATCCATCAACAGGTAATTATAGCTGTTGTATTTTGTTTGATATTCTGTAATGTCAGCAATTAATTGATCTTCGGGACGGATGTAATCGTTCTTTGCTTTGCCGTTTAAGGGAAAGGCACAAAACGAACACTTAAAAATACAACCACGGCTAATTTCAATAGGCAGGACCTCACCTTGCTGGATAAAGTCTTCTGGTAAAAATTCAGTTACAATATTGTCCACTGTGTCCACTGGATACGCTTCTTGGCAGTTGATTGTTTTAACTGTGTAGTTTTTGTCAAAATATCCAGTTAATGGTTTAATTTCTTCTTCTACAAAGTTAAGTGAACCTGTTTCGCCTGTGATATACTTGGTTAGCTCAATTACTGCTGTATCACCATAGCCAGCCAGAAAATAATTAGCATTATAGAAGAACTTTAGTCTAGTAGATCGAGCACCGCCAATCACAACCGGTGCCATTTGTTTGATTTGCTCGAAGAAAAATCTATCTGCTTTGCCCCAACGTGTCAAATTATCATTTATATCTAAGGCTTCAGTTGCTTGGCGGCCACCGCCTTTGGGTGCAGAGAATGTAGTGCTGAAACCAATCCAAGTTGGTGGAGGACCTTTTCTAATATATTCGAGCACTTCTCCAGGAGACCATACACATGAAAAGTCAATGACATCAACTGCATATCCAGCCTGTCGTAGTGCTGTAGCAATTCTATACGCACCCAGTGCCCTAGAACCTGCATTCATTGGGAAATCGCTAATTAGATAGATCATTTACGGTGTTGAATAATGTAGTTGGCTTTAGGGAATGCCAATCGCAATGCTTTGTCGAGTTTACGCTCAAGTTCCTCTCGACGATTTGCCAGAATTTCATGATTTGAATCTGTACAATTGTTGCATCTAAATACTGCGCCTACGCAACCTTGTGGTTGCCATTGTGCAACCCATTTTCCATTCTCTTTGCTTAAAGCAACGCTGATGTGAACAATCATTAAAGTCTCCAAATAATATAACTATTTTACTTTATTTATCAGGCGGTGTCAAGTACTAATTGAAACATAAATAAAATTATGAATATTCCTTACCATACAATTCCATTCTCACTAAGTGAAGAAGGCCTACAATGGCTCAAAGAAAAAACTGCGCCAATCGTTGACAACTATCAACGAAATGCTCCATTACATGCCGCATTGATTGAATTCCCTCGAGAAGACATGCAAGAGTGGTATGATTCTGCTGTGTGGCAAGAAATTTTGGCACAACTGGCACCATTTGGGTTGCAATCGGATCCAGTGATACAATTTTTCATTTATAAGCAAGTGGATAACCCAAAAGCAGATCCTAGAGGTAATCCACACATTGATACCTTGCGTGGCATTGAAGTATCTGTTCCAGTTCGTTTTAACATATTGTTAGACGGCGATGAAAGTCAAGAAATGGTTTGGTGGGATATTAAGGATCATATAACTGACAATAGACTACATGTTATTGAATTTCCAAGGCCAAATGCACCGCCAGGCACAATGTCAAAACGCATTCAGGTTCGCGGTGGAAGCATGGAAGAGCGTTGGGAAACTGCTGGGGAACCTGAATATCGTTGCTCTAATCTTACCAAGTTCAATGAATACGCAAGTTTTGTCAGAACTGATGTGTTGCATGCCATTAACTGGGATGAAAAGAAACCCAGACTTATCATGACTGTACGATATCAAGAACCCTGGGCCAGGATTGCTAGATTCATTAAAGATTAAGGTACTGGAAGAAGGTCGTATTCTAGTGTTTCTAAGTTTTCAATCTTCTTAATCACAGCATTGGCAGTGATCCAATTCATATGATTCTTCAATTTAACAGCAACTAAATCATTACGAACTTTCTTGCTAGGGCTACCAAGGACAATGAGGTCAAACTCGTGTCCTTGATGTTTGATTAGCATACTAATACACCAACCAGCAGGATTAGTAAACCCTGTCTTTCCAACTGCAATATCATAGTCTCCTGCAAAGGCATTGGTATTACGAATAACAATACGTTGCCAAATTCCCTTTTTATTTTGTGTGTCTTGCTTGGAAGTTTTACTCATTGCGGCTTCCCGGAATATGCTATACTTAGATACTGCTGTGTTTAGTAAATGCAAATCCCAGGCTGTGCTTTTATTTGGAAACAATCCACTTGGCTCTATGTAAGATGTGTTATGCATACCCAAGCGTTGTGCTGTAGCATTCATTTCTGCTATGAAGGCATCATAGCCTTGTGGATGAGCAACAGCTAGCATTTTAGACGCAAGGTTATCGCTGGATATGAGAGCCAGGTACAGTAATTCTTCACGTGTTATTTTCATCCCTGATCTAAGCACCGGGCTACCTTCAAACTTCTGTGCCTTAACAGTAACTTTTTCTCCCAGGTCTGCTCGGCTTTCTAACACAACATAAACAGTCATCAACTTAGTTACACTAGCAATGGGCATAACGTCATGAATGTTTAAGTCTTCTTTTATAGTGCCAGTTTTGCGGTCAAAAAGAAGCACCGCTCGTGCTTCAGGAGCAGGCGGTGCTTTGGTCTTGGGTTTTGCTTGTACAGTTAACGTGGCCAACAAAACTAAAAGTATTGGTCCGGCGTGCAGGAATCGAACCCACATTCTAGAGGTAGAAGCTCTATGTACTATCCATTGTACTAACGCCAGATAATTCAATCAACTAACCCCTGTGTAGAAAATTACTTGCGTGGTTCGCGTTTGATGATAACATTGGCAGCAAGCTCGGCTTGAATCATCATTGCTTTGTATTGATTGCGAGATTTAGTGTCAACAATACTGCACATCATGCGCTTGGTTGATTTGCTAAGTTTGAATGTTTTGCCTGGTTTAATCATCTGAGTCTTTCTGGTTGTAAAAATTGGCGGAGCATGTAGGAATCGAACCTACTCACCACTTACGCAGTGACAGATTAGCAATCTGTTGCCTTAACCGGTCGGCCAATGCTCCTGTGTTCTTTGCTATTTGTTTATTATACGATACTTATTGATCTTTGTCAAGACAAATTGCTAGATCGGCTAAAGTAGTGTGATGTTTTCATTTTGTAATTTTAAATAGATGGTCTAAGTAACTACAAAGGAAACCAAATGGCATACTACAGAAAATCTAACAAAACAATTTTACCCAAGTCTAAATATGTACTACATTATAGAAATGGTACTACAACAGATACCAATGGCGAAACTGAAGATGAATCAATGGTAGAAACCAAAGAAGCCTACGGTCCTGCTGTCAGCTTTAATATTCCTGCACTTATCCGCATACTAGAACTGGTACGCGAAGATGTTGTCAGTGACACACTACTGCACTTCTTGGTTGAAAAAATAATTGAAGTTGGCACCGACGATGTGATTGACATGGATGACTACGACGAAATTGCCGCTGTTATTCCAATGCGATTGGCTCGCGGTCTGCGCTAAAATAACTGGCCGGTCCTGCAGGAATCGAACCCACACCACTTGGTTCGAAGCCAAGCATTCTATCCATTGAACTAAGGACCGACGATACTCGTACGAAAGTATGAGTATACTTTATTTAACGGTGTTAAATATTGTAAAGGAATTTGATCATGAGTGGCAACTTACTAAGAAAATACATTGACATTATCAATGACGTACCTGTAGAAGAAAAAGTAGACAATCCTTATGCTGTAGGAATGGCAGTGGCCAAAAAGAAATACGGCTACGGTGAAAAACCTGCACATGACCTTCCTAAAAAGGTAATTAAAACGGCTCACGAAATCGCCAAGAAGATAGACAAACAATAAAATTGGTACCGCCACCTGGACTCGAACCAGGGACCTACGCCTTATCAAGGCGGTGCTCTACCAACTGAGCTATAGCGGTGTAAATTACGTTGTATACTTATATATTGGGGAGAAGTATGGGAATCGAACCCATATTAACGGAATCACAATCCGTGGTGTTAACCTTTACACTAACAACTCCATAATATTTTGGTGGTGATAGTAGGATTTGAACCTACGACACTCTGCGTATGAAGCAGATGCACTACCACTGTGCTATATCACCATATAGAAAGTCTGCACTAAATAATTTTATGCTAACTGGACGTCTTAATATTGATAATACTGCATTGATGAAACGATGCATGGATACTTCCACTGATAAGACTATCGCTATGATTAACCCTACTAGTAAACATTTTGAAAGAATAGTGGAATCTCACGCAGGAGCCCGAACAAACCCCGGTGCCAACCCGCATCTTTGGCCTGAATTTGCACCAGTACTAGATTGCTTAAAGCACTTGGTTGTACCTGATCAAATAATGATAAGTTGGTATAATATTACATTAACCGGAGGTATAATGAAGTCACACTATCATTTACACTCAGGAGATAAAGTTTTAGTGTATTATGTTAATTGTAAACCAAGTCACCCTCCATTGGAATTACTAATTGGTAACCGGTGGACCAAGCACAACTGCGAAACAGGCACATGGTTTTTATTTTCAAAAGACATGCATCACAGAGCTGGTATAAACACCGGATCTGGTGACAGAGTATCTATTTCTATTAATATAGATAAACCTTCTGAATAATTGGTGGGACCAGCGAGATTCGAACTCGCGACCAATGGATTAAAAGTCCACTGCTCTACCAGCTGAGCTATAGTCCCAAATTTTATTAGTTAATTTTACTTGACAATTCCTGTGCCATAGATCGTGCCCACTGTGCAGTTGATCTGGGACCAGGATGTATAAGATCACGAGCTTTGTCAAGTTCTGAGTTACCAAGATAGTGTACTCCTGGCAACTCAACATGCTTACTCCAAGTGTAATGCAGTTGTGGACAAGTCCACATTGTGCGAATTGATCTTAAAATCTCTATACTCATGTTCATAGAATGCACCGGATCCATGGCATATTCTCGGCTTAAGCCTGGCTGGTCAACGTCCCATGCCCCATGCGAGTGTGTTATGTTGTTTTCTAGCAACTGAGCGTAACGTGCAGTATGCGTCCAAATATAAATCACGGCCCGGGGCCTAATTCCAGCTTCAACTAATCTAACTGAATTAATCCAGGAAAATGTCCAGCTGGTACCAGTTTGCCCAAGGTTGACCACAGGTATCCCGTTTAGCTCATGACTAAGTCTGCTGGCGATGGTTGAAGGAAGATCCAGCCCCTGGCCAAATGCCCAACTGTCGCCTAACAACAAAACACTTTTATCCCACTCTATGTCTTTCCATTCGGGGCAACGATAGTAGTTGCTGTTTAAACTATAGGTGATTGGAAAGTTGGCCCATTCAGCTTTAAAGCCAGGAGTATTGGCCAGATTATGATTGAAACGAGATTCAGAATCTACTCCTCTAAACTTGGTTATCAATGGTGTTCCTACAATGTCTTTGATTATTAATAAATTTGGATTCATTGAAATATTTATATTGGTACCGCCATCAGGAATCGAACCTAAATTCCCAGTTCCGCAAACTGGTGTATTATCCATTATACGATAGCGATGAAGATCTTCCGAGGTAAAGATACTCCCGGTATGCTTTACACATTCGGGTCCATTCTAGGATTGCCCTTTCGTTAATTTTGTTAGATGCTTCCCAGTTCATACGTTACTCCTGATAAATTTGGCAGAGGGTACAAGAATCGAACTTGTGACAGCGGAATCAAAATCCGCGGTTATACCATTTAACTAACCCCCAGTAATATTTTGGAGTGGGTGACAGGGATCGAACCTGCATAAAACGGATTTGCAATCCGCTACCTAACCATTCAGTACACACCCACATTAATTTGGTACCAAGAGTTGGGATCGAACCAACCACACCCGATTCTTCAGACCGGTGCTCTACCAACTGAGCTATCTTGGCATTTGGCGGAAAGCGGAGGAGTCGAACCCCATCCCATTTCTGAGAACCCAGTTTTCAAGGCTGGTCGGCGCACCAACGCACCTGCATCACTTTCCTATTATTTGGCGTACCCACTAGGACTCGAACCTAGACTGACGGTTTTGGAGACCGCGATGCTGCCATTACACTATGGATACAAATTGGTGGAGATGATAGGGATCGAACCTATTATGACCGAAGTCGGAGGATTTACAGTCCCCTGCCATACCATTACGGCGGCATCTCCTAAATTGTTTGGTGGGCTAAGTAGGAATTGAACCTACACTCAATCGATTATGAGTCGACTGCTTTACCATTAAGCTATTAGCCCATAATCTTATTATAAGGCTTTGCATGTTGATTGTCAACATGTTTCTAACACACTCTTGCAAATGTGTGTATTAAAGCACTCTAAAATACTTAGGCTGCCTGTTCTTAAAGAATGCTTTAATACGATCTAATTTTTCCTCCCACACAAGGGATTTCATCCTAGTCGCCGCCCGTTTGCCCATGTTTTAAGTGCAGGCTAGGTCCTCGTTACCTATACACACTTTGCTATCAACGATGTTTTTGAACCAACATCTCCTGCCGTTTAAAAGCGATATGCATTTCTTCAGCACGTTTTAACTTGTTTAGAATCAGTTGTTTAGTCTGCTCTTGTGTTAACGTGTGCTGTCGAATCCACTCAACTTCTTTTAATTTCTTGTTACCTGATTTCATTTTTTCCTATCAATAAAAAACCCTGGAGCCTTTCGAGTCCAGGGTGTTAGTAATGGCTAGATTACTTTATCCTGGACATGCTCCTGAAATATGACGATAAGACATAAACTTAGAGGCACAGAAGCTTATACTCTGCTTAGAGCACCAACTTTGCGATTGATAAGAAATGTTTTGCATCATAGTAATCATTATACACTTACTTAGTCTACTTGTCAACCTTTATTTGACTTATAGTGAAAAAATTTAACTTTTTAATTTTTCTTCTGCTTCCAGTTGTGAAAGCTTTGTATCATAAATCATCTTGGTACCAAACACCAACATGATGATACATGCACCAATGCCAATGATTGCCAGTGGCACAGTATTAAGCAAAATGCCAGTACCTGTGCCAATAACTATTGCCAAGATGAAAATTTTTGCCACTTCGATTGCGGCTCGTTGTTTAAGTGTCAACATAGAAATCCTTTTAAAGAACTATTATAGCACAAAAAATTAGTTTGTCAACCGGTGTTGTAAAAATACAACGGTAGTTATTTTGTATTACTCACTAGCTCTTTGTAGCCAGCTCAGATTGGATCTGCAATTTGTGTTCCAAGTATAGATAAATTTTATTATAATTTATTAAGCTAGGTAACTTAGAAATAAAAGGGGTACTTTCTAAATTCAAATCTTCATAAAATAATTCTTGGTCAAATTTAATATCCATTTCCTCGAACAATTTGTCGTTATGTAGTATTTGATCAATTGCACGATCGGCAACTTCATCGTTAAACGGAATAGAATATTTTTTAGTGGGTGGCACTGATTTATATTCATGCCATTTTCCACTTATAAGCGATGCATAGAAACTTGTAATCTGAGCCACCCTGTCTCTGCGCTGTAGTTTAATTTTATAGCAATCGCTGTTGTAAAAGTATTGATATATTTGATATTTGACAATTTGATCAGGCATGAATTTAATAATAGAATCATTTTGTTTATTTTCAATCTTATCAGACAATGTCTGCATCGACTCAGGCCTAAGATGCGGTTCTGAAAAACGTTCTAAACTGTATTCGCTGGCCATACTATGGAGCAGTGCTGTTGATCCTGTTCTATAATTTGCTAAAATAAGAATTGGAAATTGAGTAATCATGCCCTTACTTAGTAGTACTTGCAATTTCGTTGTAGCCAGCCCAACTTGGGTGTACTTTGTCAGGCTGTAACTTGGTGATGGGCAGTACTGTATCACCATAATTTTTGGCAATGATCTGCACCATGTCTTGAATGTGTGGTTTGATGGCAGGCATGATCCAAAATACTCGCTTGCCTTCTATCCGTTGTCGCATGGCCAACAGTTCCTTGAAACTGTTTACACCATCATGATCGTTAGAACCCAAGCTGATGATTACTGTATTAGCCGGCTCAATTTTCTTGGCGTAGTTCTTGTTGAATTGCCAAGAGTTGATGCCACCCTTACCCACTAGCACACACTCTTGCCGGAATTGGTGTGTGCCAACTGCAATACTGTCACCTAAAATCAAACATTCTAGCATTGTATTTCCTTTACGATAATCGTTTTCATTTTTCTACAAATGCTCTTTCTACAACAAATGTTCCTGGTTCACGTATGCTTCCTTCAGTCATGCCTTGTGCTCGACACCAATCAGCAACTTGATGATTAAATTCTAAATTACCACAGACCATGATTTTATCTGTATCTGTGTCTATGGGCAAGTGGTGATGGGCAAGTTGCGTTGTAATCCTATGCTCTCCTTGCCCTGTAAGTATAGGATGATATTCTAATACCGCATGAACCATTTCGTGCAATTCCCCATCTTGCGGATGAAGTTTAAATGCAGATGTTAAATCTGCGTTATACGCTAAATCTGAACTATGTCTAACACTATGAACCATATGAATCTTAGTCCATGTTTCCAATGTTTCTAGATCACGAATCAAGCTCATAAAAGGAGCAAGCCCTGTGCCAGTGGCCAGCATCCATAGTTCACCGCCAGGTGTTAATGCACTGTTAACTAATGTGCCTGTAGCTTTAGGCATGACGACAACTTCACTGCCAACTTCTATATGTTGTAGCCTACTGGTCAATTCACCGTCTTGAATTTTAATACTAAGGAATTCTAGTTCTTCTGCCCATGGTGGACTTACCACACTATAAGCTCTAATAACTCTCTTGCCGTCAATCATTAAACCAATCATGGCAAATTCGCCAGCAACAAATCTGAATGCAGTATTGCGAGTGCATTTAAAACTGAATGTACGATCACTCCAGTGATGAACCCATGTAACTTTTTCTGTAAACATATTAACTGTTCAGCACTTTTGCTACACTATTCATAACACTGGCAATCCGACCAATGTCACGAAGTTGTTCCACTGTGTAGCCTTCTGTCTTCAATGTTTCGTAATGTGCTTTTACACAGAAGTGACACTTGCCAACAATGCTAGCTGCCAAACTAAATGCTTCAAAGTTGCTCTTGGTAGTTCCACCGTGTGACGCAATGGCGTTCATACGTAACTGTGCAGGCAATCCTTTTAGACTAGGATCATCGGCCATCTCAACATATGGATACCATACATTGTTCTGTGCCATAATGCTTGCGGCGGTCAGTGCCGACTCTGCGTGTACTGGAGCATCTGCTAAAATTACCGATAGAATTTTGCCGTTGCCTGTTGCGGCAAGTGCGGCTACAGCACAACCCATGGCCACATCTGCATCTAATGTGCTACGCAACAGGACAGCATCAAGATTTAACTTGGTATCTTTTGCGTAGTCTGGTAATGCACCTTTAACTGATTCAATAAAACTCATTTTATGCTACCTCATCTTTTTTATCACTGGGAAACTTTGCACTGGTATATCGAATAACCAATACGCTAATGGCAATAACAAATGTGGAACCAGCCACTGACAGCATCTCAACAATGTTGATGGGCTGGTGACTCATGATATCTACCATGTGCCGGGTCAATGCAGTTATTGCTATGTAAAGTAGAAACCTAACAGGCATATGGTTGGTTCTAAAATAAATCCCAACCATGGCCCCAATTTCCAAATAGATAAACATCAGTAACAAGTCAGCAACTCCGGCATGGTGCTTCTGGAACATTTCAAAAAACGTCCAGCCAGCGGCCCATACCGTTGCGGCGCCTATTCCAAAAAGTGCTAATCGGTGAAAAATATCAACTAATGTATTTCCAACACGATCAACATTTTTTGTATTCAACATTACAGAGTCTCTCCACCTACTGTGCGGTTACAAGCACATAGTTCACCAGTTTGTAGCGCATCCAATACGCGAAGTGTTTCTTCTGGGCTACGACCAACGTTCAAGTTGTTCACAGTAACGTGTTGGATTTCATTGCTTGGATCAATAATGAATGTGGCACGTAATGCCGCGCCGGCTGGAGCATAGAATACACCCAGTTGTTCAATTAATGACAACTCACCACGCTGTGTGTCGGCAAACTGGTGATGTGTGATTTTCTTTAGATCAGCATGGGCTGTCTGCCATGCTACTTTACAGAACTCATTGTCTGTGCTACCTGTTAGCAAGACTGCATCACGGTCGGCAAAGTCTGTGGTCAATTTGTCGTAGGCTACGATTTCGGTAGGACATACGAATGTAAAATCTTTTGGATAGTAAACGATTACTTTCCATTTACCTTCAAAACTATTTTCTGTAATAGTATAGAAAGCGTCTTCTGGTTGTCCTGGACGAACACCTGTTACTGCGAATGGGGTTAATTTATCACCAACTGTTTTCATGCTTATATCTCCTTTGTTTAAGCGAGTAAGTTCCGATCCTTCATCGGCTTCGGAACTCAGTGTTTATACTGATACTTTCAAGTATACTAGTATATATCATAGAAGTCAACTATAAAACCATTAAAACCCATTGTATTTTTTTATAGCGGCAATTGACAAAATCTATTAGACGTCAACAATAACCCCGAGCATGTAAGCGTTCTACTAGTGTTTCCCAAGACACAGGAACTAAAATTTCAGCAGTGATATTAATACGTATTTCTGTTGTGTTATGTAGATCTAATCTATGTGCCAACTCTGTTCTATTCCAACAAGGCCCTGGCTCGTCAATGTACCAGTCAGGTTCTTCCCAATCTAACTTTGGATCAGCCAAATAACTGAATCCTTTTTGCCATGCCTTTGTTCTAGCATTCCATTCTTCAAAGTGACGTTCTAAAATTCTTGGGTCGTTTGTTCCAGTTTTCCACCAGTTGAGTCTACTGCCTGTAATACCCCTAAGTGGTACGTTTAATCTAGCAATCATTGCACTACCAACTATTTTATCATCAACTATTCCACTGCCCAGTCCATCCACATGCGGTCTAGCTGAAAGTGTGCCTGGTGCTCCTACAAATACTGAAAATGCTTTTAAGGATAATCCTAATTCTTCGACATGAGCTTTCATACGCTGGCCTGTGCCCCAGCTTAAAACTAAGTCTTGATCTATGTAGGTTTTATCAAACTTTGGGCCCAATCGTTCAAATAAATTCCTAGCTGATTCTTCTGCAACTGGAATTATTTTTTCAGTGGCGTACTTGGCTTCTTCTTCAGTGGGCCACAATGAAGGTATTGGAATATGATATAATTGCATATCAGTATATAGCACAATCATCGATGCTAAATATCTGCATGGCACACATTAACGACAACTACCCCCGCCACTTGGGCGAAAAATACAAGAACATTCCGCATGTTGTACTAGACATTCCGCGGATTATACCTGATGAACACTTTGTGGATATGTTCAATGAAAAATCCAGAAATGTACTACGTTTGAAAAAAACAAACGGATATCCTTTTGATCGAGAAGAAGCTAGGGCAAAAGCTGCCGCTGAAGACTGGTTCAAGGACGAGTACACAGAAGATGGTTGTAATTGGCGCGGTTGGTACATGACTCCCACTGACGACACATCCATGCAACATGTGATAGTTGATGGTGCTAAAGAGTTTCCCAAGCTGTTTGAACAACTGTATCAGCACCTACCAATCAAGAACGTTATCCATGCTAAGTGCTGGGAAAATAGATTCCCCATTGGCCTGCATCGTGACCTAGATGAGCAGTACCCAGGTGTACCAACTTCCTTGCGTGTAATGCTACACGATGAAAATCCAGAACCAACTTTTTGGTTACATCCAAAGCCAGATGCAAGTCTTGGTTGGGGATATGAAAGACTAACAGTTGATCCTACAAAAGAATCATTCTTGATAGATGCCTATAGAGAAACAGAGTCAAATACTTTTGTGTTTAACAATTCCGAGTATTGCCATGCCGCAAGAAAAGTCCCAGGCTACAGCAAGATCCTAATGTTCTTGTTGGTAGAGTGGGACTGGGCAGGTTACGAAAAGCTAATGGATAAGAGTCTTTAATAACTGCCGTTGTCAATGACAACACGAACTGATACACATACTAATTGTATTGAGTATTCTTTGGTATCTGGCCAAGCCGAGTCAGATTCATTTCTAAACGAAACTCGCCAATGATATGGGTTACAAACCAATGTAACCCATATTCCACTATAACGTAGCCAGTTCATTGCTTACCAATCGGTTGCATCACCATTGATCGAATGTGGTTCATTTTCATCGTAAGTCCAGCCTAAGTACTTCATCATCTTGTGCTTGACCAGCAGGTTGGGACTACGAAATGCTTCACAGTCATCAAAGCCCATCATGACTCCAACTTCGCAGACTGCACCACTACGGCAAACACCTGCAACACAATGCACAACAACATTCATTCTATTAGCCAAGGCATGTTGCAAGAGCTGAACCAGACTTTCCGCCTGCTCATCGGTAACTTTAAATTCATGTCCGTAAGCGTCGGGTCCTTCAAGATCTAAGAACTTGAACTGGTGTGTTTCTTTGAACTGGTGCATAGGTGCAGGAAAAGTCATATCTGGGTCAACAATTTGAATCAGCATACTATTCTCACCTGCGTTGTGGTGTTTGGCTTTTGGGATATCACCCAGGCTTACATTTTCAATCCAAGGCATAATACTTCCTTAACATTCAATGTCTACGTTGCGGCCTTTGTCTAAATCTAAACGAAGATTACGACTAACCCGTTCAGCAATGAGTCTTTCATAACTGCGTTGTTCTACAATTTTTTGATGATATTTGGTTTGTAAATTTTCAGATTGGATCTGTTGCAGACGATACTGCTCTTGGCTGTAGCGAATATTACTTTGTTCAGCTCTTGAGATATTCATAGTATTATTTAACTATTATTTTTCTATTGCTTTTCTGAAAACAATCTCTTGTCTAGCAAACGCCTGCACTTCCCACGGTTGTTCCAAGTAAGGGTGCGCTGTCGGATAGAACTTGCCCTTCCATTTTTTACCTTTTGGGGTTACCTGCAAAGTACCATTGGCAAATTGCGCTACATGGGTAAGCTCGTGTGCCAGGGTTATGCCTAAATTTAAGATATTACGTGTGGGCTTGAGTACCACCAAAAAGGTATCAATTCCCAACATTGGTATGGTGGAACCTTGGTCCTCAAGGTCACGATCCACTTTGATCATTAACAAGCGACGACTACGGTTCAGTCCCAGTTGAGTCATCATGCTGGGCAGAATGGCCTCAATGTAGCGGCGTGTTTTAGGACCTGCTTCAATGTGGTATTCCATGGTGCTCTTTCTGCTGTATAATAACGCTATTATACATGAAATCCGCAGAATGGTCAAGTGTTTTTTAACAATTTAGTGGCATATTTGGCTCCCCGACCTGGGCTCGAACCAGGGACAACACGATTAACAGTCGTGTGCTCTACCAACTGAGCTATCAGGGAATGTGTTGGTTGCGGGGGAAGGATTCGAACCTCCGTCTTCTAGGTTATGAGCCTAGCAGTCTGGCCACTGACGTACCCCGCGATAATTAGTGTCCGGCTACCTACACCACATAGGCCCCGGACTGAGCAGTCTACTCTGTCTACGTACTTTTCTATTTAGACAGGTTAGCGTCCCTGCCTTTGTGATTTCTCAAGTAGTTCCTAAAGGGAACCTTGCGGTAGATCCAATGCACCGTGGCGTCTATGGGTTTGCCAGTATTCCCCCCTTTGTATAACGGGCAAGGGCGCCCGGGTTCTTGGAGCGGGATGGGAGAATCGAACTCCCGACTTTAGATTGGAAATCTAAGGTAATACCATTTTACGAATCCCGCCAACATGGTCGGAGTACAAGGATTCGAACCTTGGACCCCCTGGTCCCAAACCAGGTGCGCTACCAGACTGCGCTACACTCCGAGATATTTGGTGCCCCCACCATGATTCGAACACGGGACCTACTGATTACAAATCAGTTGCTCTACCAGCTGAGCTATAAGGGCTAAATTTTGGTGGGTCGTGACGGGCTCGAACCGCCGACATTCTGCGTGTAAGGCAGACGCTCTACCAACTGAGCTAACGACCCAGCACTTTACTTATCCGCCTTGTTCACTGTCTTTGACAGTGCCTTCGACTTCAATCTCTTCATCAATCATTTCTTCTTGAGATTTCTTCTTGCCAAACGCCAATTCCCAATTGCTTGCAAATGTATTTGCATCAACACTTTTTGGCCTTGGCGCAGATCCTTTACCGCCATCACTCATAGCTTTCTCCTTAATATTGGTGGAGGTGACAGGGATCGAACCTGCGACATTCTGCTTGCAAAGCAGACGCTCTCCCAACTGAGCTACACCCCCAAAACATATTGAAACACACTAACTACCTTGGTATGTACTCAAGTTCATGGAACCGCTACGACCCTATCTTTAATGTGCTTCAATATGCTCTGCATCCCCCGGCGGTAATTATAGAGTATCAAGATATGACGCTATCATACCCATCACACACTCCTTCCACCCGCTTCCCGACAGGGACCGTTCTCGCATTGCTAGCGGCCTTTGGGTTCGAAGACTACCACCCGTAGTTGTCACACTACTTCTCATCGTGTGGGTCACACTATCCGAAGACACTCGGAACGTTCTGTACTAAGAATTGTGAATTCTTATTTTTGTCCTATCCTGTTCACTCCTGCACTGATTAACTGTGCAAGGGAACGAATTGCTGGGTGGTTGCCATGCAGGATCAAACGCATTAAAGTGTTCGTTCCTGCCACCACATTGGCTGTATGAGGCAAATCCCCTAGGGTTTATGTACAACCAATCAACACCTGCATAACATGGCATACCAGTGTACACAGGATCAGTGTTATTGACAGTACTTAAATCTACATAGTTGGGATCTGGTAAGTTTGGATTATACACAACCAGTTCTGGTTCCCAATCATCGGGTCTACCATAGATTCTGTTTTCATCAAGTTGACTATATCCCCGATGTAAGTCGCCACCTAAGTCACGTAGTACCTGTTCATTGCATACATATCCCAAGTCTACAAAATGTTTTACTTTGGCCCTAGACTCTACTATAGCACCGGGTAACAATGGAACTTCAATTGTTACACTTACATTCTTTTCTTGACATTGTTCTAGTACGAAACCAAACACATCATCGTTTTGCCACGAATGATATGTGAGTTTTATTTTATCTATTAGATTTATAACACCGTACAATGAAAACCAATTGTCATCACCACTGGTATCCAGTCGTATGACGCAAGGCTTTTCTTTCATCTTTTTTAATACTGTGCTTAGATGCGGAAAGTGTAGGGGTTCCCCTCCACTGATTTTCCAGTATATCTTAGAATGGTGCTGGTATCTTGTATCCTGCAATTTTTTAATAATTGCCAGATACTGATCAACAGACTTGTCTAATTCACCGCCACTGTATTGGGAATGACAGTATGAACATTTATGTCCACAATGTGCATTTAATGCCCAACTAACTTCTGCTTGATCTAATTGTATCATGCGTCTATTTATAAAGTGCTAAGGGGCACAGGAGTGGCTCCAAGTCTTATGTTACGATGTTTGCGTAACTGCTCTGCTGTTGTTTAAGAGTAGGCACCGTAGGCCCAGGGCCGCTATGCACACTCCCCCTCATCAAAACCTGGTGCCCCCCAAGAGACTCGAACTCTCACACCTTTCGATAACAGAACCTAAATCTGCCGCGTCTACCAATTCCGCCAAGGGGGCTATCATATTGAAACACACTGATGTCCTGTAGCTTTAACAGGCCTCTCACTGAGACAGTGACGCAGTCACACGTCAATGTGTTTTAATATAAGGGAGAGCCACGGTTGCAGGACCTAGTGCTCCAAGGAGGAAGTATCCAGGCGATGTGGCTCTCAAAATAGATGTAGCCGAGGGAGTTGCACCCTGCTAGTCAGCGCCTCCTGTTGCCGGAAGTGCCCGTAACTACTACTGCTACAAAATTAGGATTAAGCTACTGGTTTCCACACCAGCCCTTAAATTGAGCGGTTACTCTGTCCATCCTTTTTATTCAAAGTCTGTGTGCAGAAGGATACTGCCTATCAGAGTCTGTAGGGGTAGTTTCCAGCCCCACGCTTACGGTTTTCTGCCACCGGATCTCTATCGCTAATCAAACGCTATTTTAACGAAAATAGTAACGGGATTTGGCGGAGTGGACGGGACTCGAACCCGCGACCCCCTGCGTGACAGGCAGGTAATCTAACCAGCTGATCTACCACTCCTAAACTTGGTGCGAGTACCCGGGGTCGAACCGGGATGCCTTTCGACGAGAGATTTTAAGTCTCTTGAGTATACCGATTTCTCCATACTCGCATACATTTGTTTAGTGCTATCTGCTCAATTTAGGAGTCAGTTGCGCTTCCGTCCATAGCGACTAAGCAGTTATATTAGGACCTGTCCCTCGCCAGTTAGGCCCGCATAGTGTACACGTCTGCACACGATACCCTGATAACACTAAACAAATGGTACTCGATAGGGGAATCGAACCCCTCTTTCCGGCGTGAAAGGCCAGCGTCCTAACCGATAGACGAATCGAGCATGGTAAACACAAAAGCAATACTAGGAAAGAATCCGTTCAAGTTAATGTGCTTACATAAAAATTGCCACTAAATTGTTAAAGAACTAAACAACTACTCTATCGTTTGTTGCTGTGTAAGTATCAATTATACGACAGTTAAGCCACTTTGTCAACACTTATTTGAAAGTTTTTTGTTGTATTTTTACAACACTTTAAAACTCTTTTGGAGCGGGATAAGAGGCTCGAACTCTCGACCTATACCTTGGCAAGGTATCGCTCTACCAACTGAGCTAATCCCGCATCAAAAAAATTCTAGCTTGCTAAAAAGCAAAACCCTGGAGTGTTTAGTTCCAGGGCCGTAATCTTTACTAGGTGTGTAGATTTACGGCCTTGGAGTATCCTCTAAGGCTGTTCCTGTGTTACCTGGTAATAGATTAATGTTTAGCATAGTGTTATTATATATCCGTTTAACTTAAAAGTCAAGTCTTTTAGTAAAATAATTTAACTTTTTTCCAAGATTGATTTGAACAAATCTCTACATTCTTCAAAAGTTCCGCCAACTCCCCAGCTGGCAATGATCCTGGTACTGGTGGCATTGAATCGCTTGACATCATGGGCTACATCGTTTCGTATTAGTGCAGGTCTGGTCAGTGCAAAGCGATATACTTCCTGCATCTCACCATTGATCCGGTAATGACGTTCATCTGGCTTGTAAACCTTTTCTACTTCACCAACAGGTTCATAATAAATTGTTTGACTTGTTTCATCACAGCCACTAATAGGAATGTTAAAGGCCGCAAGTCTATGGCCGTCAATGTGCAAAGGAATATATCCCTCTGGTTTAGTATGGTAGATATTGAGCCAACCACCAATGAATGGAAAGCGTTCTAAAATAGTTTTTAGATATGGATCTTGTGTGGCATCAATTCTGACATAGCCCTGAAGGACAAAATCAGTCTCTAACTTCTGCATAACTAAGTTAGTGATGTAGTTGACATCAAGAAAATCTGGTGTTTCGTAAACGTAAAAGTCATCAAGCATAAACATACTTATCGGAGAAAAAGTGGACTATTCCTGGAGAAACCTTAATAACATATATCAACATGTCCTAAAATTGGGCATGTTAAGCCCACCAGAGGATGTAATAGCATCATGGCTACTATTTGGTAGCAAGCCTAACATTGAAACCTTCTTAGAACTGGGATCTTACCTGGGCGGTGGCGTTGGTATCTTTAACCAAGCTCTAGCAGAAACAGGACACACCAATGTAAAATTCACAGGTGTTGACCATCTTAGCTTTATTGGTGCCAAAGCCGCAAACACCAGTGGAGCATGGTATGCTGACCATTTTAATCGTTGCTTGACCAAGGAAGAAATTGAAATGTTAGGTACTCTATCAACTCCTGCTGACATGAGCGTCTGGATTACAGAACGCTGTGAACGCTTGACAGGAGTTCCGCTATCATTAGAATGTGTACAAACAGAAGGTGCTCTTGGTGACACCAAGTACGACATCATTCATCACGACTATGGTGATGGTGTAGATGAAAACTTGGACACAATACGCAAGTGTGTGCCCAAGCTAAAGGATGATGGTATTTACATTGTAGATGATTGGTGTACAGGTGCTCCGCTACGCACATGGGCCACTGTGATTGCACAACAACAAGGGCTACTATTCCCTGTTATGTGGGGCAAGAACAAAGTATTCTTTGCCAAGAGCGAAGAGGCTGCCTATGAAACTGTAAAGCAAATTTGTGCAAATCCAGAACACAATGGTAAACTGTTTAAGTTCATGCCTGGTTCAAACTATTTTGGATCTGGTTATACCACTATCAGAATGCACTGGCAAGCAATGCAATGGGCCTAAATTACAAGCCTATTGAATGTCCTTGGGCAGTTGTTGATAACAGTCAATTTGATTACCTATGGGCATCAATAGAAGCAAAACACTTTGGATTTCCTGTTGCTGAACTTTCGCCTGCGTTGCTATCCTGGGCAGACTCTAAAAATTTACATATAAGTTTTGCTGAGATATTTTATCTACCAGCACACTGTAGTGTACGTAGGATACATACCGATCTAGATCACATTACAGAATCTTGTAGTAAGATAAACTTCATTATTGGCGGAGAAGATGCACCAATGCAGTGGTTTGCTTTAAAAGATAATGCTAAAAGTCTTTATGATGTAAACACAGCACCAACTGTTATCAATACCAAGCAAGTTTCACCTTACCTTAGTTGGCAACGTGACGAATGTGATGTGATTGAAGAAGCAATCTTAATAGGTGCCAACATCATACACGCAGGTATTCCGCATGTTGTTTTCACCAAAGAGAAACCTCGCATTGCAATCAGTGTAGTATTACAATGCCAAGTTGAAAGAACAAGGCTAAGTGTCGATGAAGCCTTACTTAGAATCCAAAACTAATTTACACGTAGCCATAAATTCATTGTAAGCGGCCTGCACCATTGGATGATCCATTAACTTAGAAGCTTCTACCTCCATTGCCTTTAAGCCTGCCTCGGTAACTTCTCTAGCACTGGGGATTTCAATGTAGTAACGATCATCACCAAAGGCCTTGGCCAAGGCTATCCAAGCTTTCTTTTGTTTTTCGGTAATAGGCTTGTTATGCGGGCGCATTTCACTGGCCTTGACCAGTGCCGCGCTCATGGCATCTTCGGCATAACGTCCTGCGGCAATCATTGGTGCCAGTGCAGGATTAATATTGAAGCGTCGACTTTGTCCGCCTGGATAGCACATCACAAGATGATTACCTTTTGGAAAGCTATCCAAGTATTCGCTATCGTATTCTGATACTGGCTTATAGCGCCGGCCAACCTTTTCATAGTAGATTTTTTTCATTGTCCTACTGCTGAAAATTGTTGAACTTCATTTAACATTTGTGTTGCTCTGCGTTCGTTGTAACAGAATTGATGTGCGCCAAAGCCATTGACCATGGTTTGACAAACGCCATCAATTGATCGCTGAAATGCACTACCAGTTGACATGTTAAATGAGTGCGTTGCATCTTCCCAATGCAACCACTTGTCAACTGACTTGACAGTTGAGTCTGAGCAATATGATACAGGCGTAAGTGTGTCTAGTGCGCCAGTAATTAATAGCACCTTGCTATGGTACGGACCAAGTTTATGGAATGTGAAATTACGTTCCTCTGTGTGTTTAGTTCCAGGCTCTTCACACGGAGGATAAAGTGAAACTCCGCCTGCATAATATGGTTTGACTAATGTTGTTATCATTGGGTCGTTTGTAAATGCTCTTAAAACACCCCAACCACCTTGACTCATACCAATGGCATAAGTTTTCTTAGGATCAACACCCTGCGTTGCAAGCCATCTTCCTGCGGCAACCAAATCAAACATGCGAGCATTAGAACTCATAGTCTTTCCAGATGTAGGAATACTATCGCCACCGTTGCTAATCCTTCCTCGACTCCAGGTACTGTCAACAATTAAGATATTTGCACCAGTCCTTGATATGAGATCTGCTCCTAATATAAATTCTGTAGCGCCTATGCCACCACCCCCACCATGTGCAAGTACAAATGTAGGAGCATTAGGTTTATTGCTAGGTGTCCAACTTGCAATAAGCAAGCCTTTGCCATCAAATGCTGGTATCATTGGGGCTAACGTGCCAAGACCCCAGAATGTTGCAAGCTGTTTATAAAAGTCACTGCTGGGGACAACGTTGGTCTTGATTACTGTATTTTCAAAATTATATTCTGCAACACCAAGGGTAGTACTATACGCTGGGAGTATTGGTGCTGATGGTACAGTTGGTGCAGATACACTGATAGTTTGAGCATCAGAGCCACCACCACCGCATCCACTACATCCTGCAAATACAAGGGCAAGGGCAAGAATGGCAAATTTAGTTTTCATTGATCTATTCCTTTTAACTTTGCAATGATAATTTTATCAAAGCCTTCACTTACTGATGGATAAACAAAATTAGAAATCATGTTCTGAATCACTTCAGATGGAATTTTCTTACCGGGCCGGTTCAAAAACTTATCATGTATATCTTTACGTGGCGTTTCAAATACAACTGCTATCTTGGTGTAGTGTGCAGGCACCATACGTAACTTTTTTGCACGAGCACTAACTGAAGTACTGGTCTGGTCCCAAACTACAACCTTATTGGCCTTGAATGCATCTACTGCGGCCTGTGCCATCTTATCTACTGCTGTGGGCATGTACTCTTTAAAGACATCTGAATAAGTTTTGTTCATTGCAATAGCATATTGCTCTACATATCGATCAGTGCTGATGATTACAGTATTGTCCCAATCAAAAGATTGGAGTCCGATCCAAGTGGTTTTACCTGAACCCGGAACACCAACTAGTACATATAATGTTGTCATGTTCGGTTTGCCGCGTGTTCGTCACACAAGGTCCTAATCCAACCGCCATGCCGTTGTTCGCCGGGCTTGCCGCAGGTTTCACAAGTTAGTACACTCATTGACTCAGCCATACGAACCATTCCGCTAATTTCATCGTTACCACCTGTGTAGTAAAAACGCAAAGCGCCAAACTTTTCTTTGACTTGGTCTACTGTGACTTGTTCTACAACAGGATGCACCTCACGGAATTCTTCCTTGAGAAGTTCTTCACGTTTTTCTTCCCTAAAGTGTTCCTGGAAGCCTTTGTAGTATTCATCAAATCGATCAAACTTACCTTGGTGTATTTCAATTAACATCATGTTGTAGTCGCTGTCAGACTTGTTGCGTTTAATGCTGTTGTCAATGTGGTGTTGAATGTTACTGCACAATGCCTTAATAATATTATACCATCCATCACCGCAGTCAAAACCCCAACACATGGCTGTTGTCTTCATATCTGCATAACGATTAGCAAATAGCTTGGGGTATGTGCTACAAAGTTCTGCGTCTAGTTTCTCATTCATTACTGTTCTCCAAAATGTTTGATAATCAAGTTAAGAGCCTCAATGGCCTTGATGTTACCTGCTACATCATCTGGGTGCAACCAATAACCATCCGGGTTAGTATCAGACCTGGGATTCTTCTTCCACAAATTCAATTCTGTTTTAAGATACGCACGATAATCTATTAAGTTTAAGACTGTGATACGATCTGCTGTTTCACCATCTAGTTCAATTTTACGTGCTGTTTTCTTTGACATTGGTAACTTCCTTAAAATACGCTACGTGCCATAATTGATACGCCTGTGCCTTGTACGCCTGCTTGCCCACCTGCATTAAATTGTCTAACTACATTGACTCCAATTGATGATGTATTGTTCTGCGTTACAGTATAACCTAACACCAAGTTCATCTCACGTGCTTTGGGAGACAAGCTTACACGTTCTGTTTGTGTGATTGGGTTAGCATCTGTTGTACCATCATCATTGTCAGTGTAAGTGTAGCCTGTTACACCTGTAACATTTGCATAGCCTTTGCGTACTGCCACTGGAGTAGCTACCGCTAAACTTAATGTGTCTTTGGTCTTGCCACTAAACATCAAATTGTTTTGTGCTACGCCCAGCTTCCACGAATCAGCAATTACATTAGAGCCAAGTTGGATCATGCTGTCTTGTACATTGCCTGTACGTGTGATACCCATGGTGTAGTTTCCTACCAGGGCCGTGTTGCCAGTGATAGCTTGGTTAAAGCCAACACCTGTCCATACAGTACTGCTACCACCAAATGCCATTGCGCCACCACCTTGTGTGCCCAAGAAGCCGTTGCGTTCTTGTAGTGTACCTGCCTCAAAGCTTAGACGTGTGCTTGTGTCATGTTGCCATTCATACTGACTAGATGCACCACCATCGCTAGACATAAGTGTTAACACACCATCACGACCAAGTGGCGTAACAAGGTGCTTATAGTTTGAGCCTGCCATGCTCATCCAAGGTGTACCATATTGGTAACTTAGTGCATTGCTGTAGCTGACTGCCTTGGTCAAGTCCACTGCATAGTTGCGTCCAATTGTATCCACTGCTTGAGAGTTTTGCAATACTGAGCTGGTGCTCAAACTAGATGCACCTGCGGTTACTACGCCTGTGCCTTGTAATTGTAGCACTTTACCTTGTGGGCCTGAGCCAGTTAACTTTGTATTGTTGGCAAGTACTAGTGTGCCCATGGGCCGTGTTGCCGCATCAAAGTCTACTAAGCCATGTCCAAACACATCGTCAACACCCTTTGCACCAAGATCCTTGGCTGTTTTTAGAGTGACTGCTACCAGTTGCTCTGGACGTAACTGTGGCCATGCCTGCTTCATCAATGCAATGCCACCTGACACATAGGCCGCCGCAGGGCTTGTGCCGCTTGTTGCCATAGACCCATCAGCACCCCTGTTCATTTGATTTGGAGCACTGCCATAAACTTGCATGCCTGGTGCCACAACAAAGAAGTCTTTGACCAGATAAGGATCATTACAGGTTGTGCCTACAATGTGTGTACAAATGCTACCTGCACGATTTGAGAAGGATGCCATGCTTGTGCCGTCTGGTACAGTGGCACCAACAATCAACATACGACCACCAAGCACCAGTTTGCCTGTGCTGTCAACTTGTGTAGCAAATGCACCAGGATATTGTGCATAAGGCAAGCCTTGGTTACCGGATGAGGCAACAATGATACTGCCTCGATTGGTGCCTACTGCAAACGCACTAACTTCTTTGATACTGTAACCATTATACAATGCTCCATTTACAGTTGGTGCTTTCCAGATGCCGCTTTGGCTGGCATTGAGTAACGTCATTCCCTTTTGGAAGTTTTTATCAAAGTTTGAGCCCAGGCTCAGGTTAATAACTGTGGCGCCATTGGCACTAGCCCAGTCAATGCCTTTATATACTGCGGCCATTTCCACACTAACTGTTTCTCCGCCTTGCCCAACTTGGCCCAATAAAAGCCGAGCATCTGGAGCAACACCTACTGTGCCTACTCCATTGTTGGCTGCCGCCGCAATGCCAGCCATCATTGTGCCGTGCCAGCCCCAAGTAACTGCTGTTGGGTCTTTGGGGTTGTTCCAGGCAATAACACTGTTAAAGTTCTTGCTGGCAACTACTTTGCCTGCAAAGTCTTTGTGTGCCAAGTCAAAACCATTGTCAAGTACAGCAATGGTAACCCCTTTACCAGTGATGCCACGTGCCCATGCGTTGGTAACTCCGCCAACTTTAAGGACA